GATTTGCTTGTGCCTGATAACGTCTTTCTTAATTTCAATGTCGTGAATATCGAAGTTGGCCCAAAATGCGTGTCGCTGGATGAATGACGTTGGCTCGATCAAAAAGTCATAATAGGGTTTAACGTTCTCAACCACATAAAGCCCGTCAAAGTTGTGCTGTAAAAATAGCACCTCCTGGTATAACTTCATGTCAGGATAAACTGGCTTTGTGCCACGATAGCGCACGCAAATATTCTGCCTAAAACTTGAATGGCTTTGGCAAGGCGGTGACGACCAAATAAAATCAAACTCGTCAAAATGGTTCAACAGGTATTCGTGGGCATCACCTATTACAAGATTGTCGTCTGGAAATAGATCAGCATAAACCTGCGCTATGGTTTCGTTATGCTCAACGGCGGTTACGTCAACGTCTTTCCACAACTTGCGGTTGCCACCTATGCCAGCGTATAGGTTTAGTATTTTCACCCTCACACCTCCATCAATTCAATCTCTTTAAGCCAATTTCTCATAATCACTCACTCCTCGCTTTCTAATCTAAGCGGACACCAATCGGGGCGTTTTTTATCATCATAAATTAAGCGTAAAGCAACTTGACAATAACGGTCCCCTAATGAGTTCCAATTTGGATAGATACACTCTTTGCAACTTTCCGGTATCTCATCCACAATCACCTTGATAACTTTCATCACTCCTCGCTTTCACTAACTCCATACATCACTTTACTTTTTGCCATATTCATAAAGTATTTCGGGTTTGTATTCTTCTCTTTCAATATACTTTTTTGTGGCTTTCAAAGTCCCTTTTGCTGTTAGACATTTTCTAACTGTCGTCCAAAAATATTTTTCTTTAAAAAATTGAGAGCTTTCTCGTTTATTTTTAGTTTTATTTCAGTTTCATTCATTGTAGTAAATCTTTCGGTAAACAGAGATAGTCAATCAATACTTTTGCGGCTTCAACCCATGAGTAACAAACTTCCCATCGGTAAGCATTACCAACATTCTCGCGGAATTCTTCTTGGTTTTCAGATAGTTTGTTTTTACCAAACTTCATCTCGATAAAAAGTCCACAGTACTCATTTACAGCTGTCGCTACGAAGATATCCCATACACCTGCTATAACCCCCTCGTCTTTCATTTTCTTGGCAACCTTTATGTGCCTGTGTCCTCCATTTGGGATAGCAAACACGGTCTTGAGTATAGGAAACCTCTCCTCGTTTAGTCTTATAAAATCGAATAGCGCAACCTGCTCCTTGTGCTCACTCAAATTATGCCTCCTATCAGACTTACTAAATAATCTTTTGCCACTGATATCTCAGGGAAAACAATATCACACGCCTGTAAAACAAAGGCGTGTTGATGAATATTCTGCTCAGGTATTGCGGCAACTATGTGCTTACCGAAGTGTGATCCCCAAGCCATTTCAAACATAGAACCTATTGAAACAGTTTTGGATTTCGTAAGGTTGAAAAGAATAACGTCAACTTCTCTCACCATCCATTTGTCCCTACCAAAGATGGCGCGGTTTGTTGAAACAGGATGGCGATAATCTTTTGCCCTAAACTCCATTTCTGTTCTCAGATGACCTTTCCCGATCATGGGATGATAAACGGTGTACCCTACTGACCTGAGAAAATCTCTGGTTCGCAAAAGATAGTCAACAACATCATCATAACTTTCTCCAGATATTGAGCACGCTAAATAAATTTTCATAAACTTTCCTCTCTGTCTGCAATTTCTTTTACCAATGCTTTCGTGAGTTCTTTTAACTCGTTCAAAGGTAGTGAGTCAAGATTGAAGCCCTTGCTACCTCCCATTTCAACATAATAGTAACCAGTGTGTGTTCCCATTATCCTTATGGAACTCATGTGACTTTTGCGCTCATAAACAAGTCGGTTTACATCTGGTAATACAGGGTCTTTATAATCGTTTCGTTGCTTCCATAAATCTGACATAGTGTTTCTCCTTTATAAAAGTCTTGCCTGTGATGATTTGAATTTGTTTACGTCATAGTTAGTCCAAAGACATTCGGTTTTTTCAGTCTTGTCGTCACCAGAAGATGGTAGCCTTTTTGCTGGCGCATCGTATCTGTTCCAGCTTTTATAAAGGGAGTCCATCATATCACAGCGATAGCCACTTACCGCAACAAGACCTTGAACGCCATATAAGCAGTGCGCCAAATCAACATGCTCATCGTCTGTCATTTCAAGATTGTAACGCTGTTCATTTCTGCCACGAGACTCAAAAGGATATGGAGGATCGCAGTAAAAAAGAGTTTCTTCTGAGTCGTATCTTTGAATAATACTTATCGCATTATCATTTTCTATCTGTACCTGCCTTAGTCGCACAGCAACATCAACAAGTCCATCAAAAGATTTTAGCCATGCGCTTACTCTCTTAGCCATGTTCCTTGAAGTCCCTGATTTCGAGAAGCCCCAATCACCTTTTCTCAAAGCACCAGTTCTCGAATTGAATGACATGCGAGCTTTTATATAGAACCTCCGTGCTTTTTCTAAATCAGAAATACTTTCCTCGTTTTCAATGGCTTTGATAAATTCTTCTCTTGAGTATGGAGTTAGCTCAAGTTGAGTAAGTAATTCATCTCTTTGCTCACGAAGTACTCGAAAGAAGTTTACAATCTCGCCATCAGCATCGTTGTAAGTTTCAGTTCCGCAAGGTTTACGATTTAGCAGTACTGCCGCTGAACCGCCAAAAGGTTCACAGTAAGATGGTGTATCAGGTAATAAGGGTAACAGCCAATCCAAGTGACTGTACTTTCCACCGTACCAGCTAAAAGCGATCATTAAAATATTCCCAATAAGTACAGGAACAAAAAAATGACAGCAACAATAACAAAGGCATAAATCCCTATCATGAGTATATTCAACTCTTTTACTTTGTTATCGTGGCTACCCGTTAATATTTCAAACTCTCCATCTTTATTGTATTGCACGAGTATCCATTTTCTTTCTGGGTGATCACGCCTTATAACAGTGACCTTATTCAGGCAATCCTCTACATCATCACAAGGAACAATGGATGATTTATCAAAGAAGTAAATATAATATTTTTTCATAGATTGTCCTTTCTCTAATAAATTTCTATTTCATTTTCAATAAGTCGTCTTACCCCATTGTGATTTACTGTCCACCAAGAACATTCCTCTATCCCCATGTCTATGTAAGCGCAATCGTGTTTTAGCTGAAAAGAAATCTCATGAGTTGTAAAATGAATTTGACTATTTATCCATCTTATGTTTAGATTCCAAGATGGAATATCTAAAACAGTCTTTATGTCAGCTTTGATAATAAAACTTTCTCTTTTTATTTCTACATTTGCGCTGTTACGAGATGGGAATACAGATATAAAAAGATCATCAACTCCAGTAATTTCAGCAACATCATTTTTGTTTAGCTTTATCTTTATCATATTGTTACTCCTTTCTTGAGTATCCTGGGCACTCTATCCAGGTTGCCGTCCGGCTGGTAGAACCGAATATTTTTAGGCAGTCAACCAATTCTTTGAAAGGAGTCGTGGGAATGTGTAACCCACAAGGAGATACTACCAGTTCGCGGCAAAGCATTTCTTTACTATCTCCGATAGCGGGAACAGGAGTTGAACCTGTATCTTTCAGCACATGAAGCTGACGAGTTACCATTACTCTATCCCGCATTATTAATTAATTAAGATTATTACTTTATGCAACTCCTTCCAAAATTACATTATTTAATTATGTTTATATTATAGGACAAATTGGGTCAAATTACAATACATTTAACCCTCACTAGTTTTAAGTGAGTTTGCATTATTCTCTTTTATATGTTACAATCTAAAAATACACATCATATAATCACGAAAGAATATTATTAATGGAAAAGAAACCAAAGAACAAAACAAAGAAACAGCTTGAGGTTATAAGAAGAAAAGAGATTGCTGTGGATCTGAGAACAAGCGGATATACTTACAGGGACATATATCTCGCAATGAAAGAAATGGCGCACAACGATGGTCTTGTTCTCCCTGAGTCTTACGACCAAAGATATGTTTATCGGGATGTAAAGACATCCATAGAAGAGGCGCAGAAGAATGTCGTAGAAAGTGCTGAGATGCTTCGGTCTATGGAGTTGCACAATCTCAACCGTATGCAGTCTGCTATCATTGAGAAAGCGGCTTCAGGCAATTTGAAAGCAATAGATTCTGTTATCAAAATTATGAACCAGAGAGCTAAGTATATATCTAATTTATCAGAACCACAGAAGATCGAAGTACGTGGCTGGCAACAAGAAGTCATTGATCTAATCAAAGAAGGAAAGATTACTATTGAGCACCTCAGAGAACTCCCCCCAGAACTCAAACTCGGACAAGAAATCATGGCTCAACTACCTGAGTCCACAAGCGAAGCAGGAGATGGCATTGGAAGTGATGCGGTCGAAGGCGAATACGTTGACTTGGGACAAGTTGATGCAGAGGTTTCCGGAGAGACACATTCCGAGTGAGGAGAATGACCCTTTACCATTTCATCTAGCGCAGAACATGGCGTGGGACAGTACGCGCCGTAACATTGTTCTTAGTGCAGGGAGTCAGTCCGGAAAAACTATATACGCTCCTTTATGGCTTATGCGCGAGATCTATCATCCTGTTATCGGTAGGGGGCAGGGTGATTATCTTGCTGTCACCGCTACATTTGACTTATTCAAAATAAAGTTCTTGCCCGCAATGCTAAAGGTGTTTCAGGACTTATATAATGTTGGTAAGTACTGGAGCGGAGATAAAATTCTTGAGTTGCGCGATCCAAGAACTGGAGAATTCTGGGCTAAGAAAGTGAGTGATCAAATGTGGGGGCGTGTTATTCTTAGGTCTGCGGATGCTTCTGGAGGTCTTGAAGCCGCAACCGCCAAAGGTGTTGTAGCCGACGAGATTGGTCAAGATCGTTTTACCAAGAAGGCTTATCAAGCCATGCGTAGACGTATGACTGTTCACAAGGCACGCGTTCTTATGACGACAACACTTTATGAGCCGGGATGGTTTCTTTATGACATTATCAGGAAAACAAGATTTGAGCAAAAAGAAGTATTTGTGGATAATGATCGCGGGGAACTGAGTTATGTTGACAACGAGGAGCGCGACACTCTTCTTATTCAATTTGACAGTACCATCAATCCCTTTTTTGATTTTTCTGAAATGACAGGCGCAGAAGATGATATGGATGAGGACGATTTCGCAATGTTTCACAAAGGGCGTGAGGGCGTTTCAAAATTTCTTATTCATAATGAGTATAATCCAACTAAACATACTTGTCCCGCCTTTGGAATACCTCCAACATGGGACAGATACATTGGTATAGATTATGGTGGTGCTCATACTTGTACGGTCTTTTATGCTGAAAATCCTGACAATAATATACTTTACTGTTATAATACTTATTTAGAAGGACAAAAAGAAATTGGAGAGCACGTTAAGAACATTCTCAAGAAGTGTGGCGGGCGACCAGTGCTGGCTGTCGGGGGTGCGCCAAGCGAGGATCAGTGGCGCAGGGAATTTTCTAACAAAGGCTTATTTGTGGTCAGACCATTGATCGGCGATCTTGAAGTTGGTATTGATCGAGTAAACCAAACACATAGAACGGATGGGATTATCTATTTTGACCATCTTACTGGTATAATACAACAAAAGGAAACCTATCAACGAATTAAAGATAAAGAGACTGGTGAGGCTACCAAAGAAATTTTAAACAAAGGAACATACCATTATCTCGATGCCGAAAGATATATCATATCCGAAATAAGACCCATTGGTGTCAATAAAGTAAAGGTGATAAAATTGTGAACGAGAAAAATATTATCAACGAAAGTGTCCAGCAAACTATTCAAGGAACGAAAAGAGATGACCAAGATACTCGTGGGGGCATGGGGTTATTGTTTATGCTTGGTGCTAATGCAAATACTGTTCCCCCTTGGTGGAGCAGAAAACGTGACGAATATTTGAGAAATATTGTAACGGAGTCTGATCATTTGGCAGGTGCTTTATATAACTTCTCAATTAAGATGCGGACAATCCCGTTACGAATACAAGCAAGAAATGAATCAATCAAATGGCATACTAGTTTAGCAAAGGAGTATGAGAGTGCTATCAAAAACATTTCTGAGTTTGGGAAAGGTTTTGACACGTTCTTTTCAAAATGGATTGACGATTATCATTGTCAAGATAACGGTGCTTTTATTGAGATTATTGCGGAGGGGAGAAAAGATCAACCTATTACTAGTCGCGTGCTGAGCATAGCCCATTTGGACTCAAGTAAATGTATTAGAACATCAGACCCACTATTCCCTGTCATTTACCATGATGAGAAAAGTGGTAAGCACTATAAACTTCATTATTCTCGTGTCTCTTCTATTTCGCAAAGACCATCACCTATCGCCAAGATGAATGAGGTTGGTTATTGCTCAATCAGTAATGTTTTGAACTCGGCTAACAGCATGATTGATCTTTATCGTTATAAACAAGAGCGTGTTGGTTCAAGACCTGCAGAAGCTTTTATTATCACTGGTGGCGGGCTTGACCCGGAAGATATAAAAATGGCAATGAATTTACAAAGAGCAGAGGATGATAATTCTTCTCTTTCGAGATACTCTCGTGCTGTTATTGCAGGTAGTCGTAGTGTTCAAGACCCTAAGTTTGATATTCACCACTTACATCAAATGCCCGAATGGTTCAGTGAACGTGAGGCTTCTATTATTGCAATGTCTGTGATCGCTATGGGTTTTGGTATGGATGCCAGAGAATTATTTCCATCGTTGGAGTCTGGTGCAACCAAAGCAGATGCAATTATTTCTCATATTAAACAGAGGGGGCGCGGTCCTGGACACGTTCTTTCTGTAATGGAACATATTCTCAATACAAAAGTATTACCATCGTTTCTTATTGCTGAGTTTGATTATCAAGATGATACTGAAGATAGGCAAGCGGCAGAGATTAGAAACNTTAGAGCACAGGCACGCCAGCGAGATATTACTGTTGGTGTAAGCAGTTTGCGTGTTGAACGACAGAAAATGCTCGACAATGGCGAGATTACCCTGCCAATGTTTGAGGACTTGGAATTGACTGACGGTAGACTTCCTGAAGGCGTTGACGTTCAGGTATTATTTTATAGTGTTGACAAGGATTACAAAGAATGGCTTGGTGATGTAAACGAAAACAATTGGGAAGAGAAAGAAAATATTATATCCACAGTACTCATTAATAGTAGAAGCGAGGAGGTGATCACAAAAGCTCGGAGGGCACTTGCGGCAATCAAGGCGAGATATCACCCTGACCCGATTGTAGACGAGAACGGCAATGTGCCTATTGAAATAGACGACAGTTACCAATCTGAGAGATATGGTAGAAAGTTGCCCGTACCTCCAGCTAATGTGACCGACGAAACGCAGAATTATCAAGAAGCAGAATAAGGAGATTGACATGTTAATCAAAAAAGAATTATCAAAAGAAAATGTAATAAACGTTATTGACTTTTTGTTAGACAATACAGTGATAACCAGCATGGAGGATGGTGTTGGCTTTTTCACACTTGTCGCGCATGGTAGTCAAGAGGAATTAGCAAACACAATTTGTCTTGAAATCAATGCAGAGCGTGAGGATATTGCTATCAAAAAGGAGACCTACGACTATTCTTACGATTACTCTGAAGTAAAGTATGGCTGGTTTATTTATGCCAGCTAAGGAGTCAGATGGTTGACAAAATAAATACACCCGAAATGCTCGCGTCTGTTATGGATCGCTCTGGCAGAGGAACGCCAGAGTATAGCTTCTGGGATAAAATCAAAATGAAAGCCACACAGTTCATTGGTGGCTCTTTACTTGCTGGTAATGAGAACAAGGTCATTATTGATATGTCTTTTTGGCAAGATGAAAGACTTATTGATTATGAAACTCTTAGCAAAAACATTGATGGGGTTATCCTGCGGGCATCTTATGGTATTTGGAAAGACACGCGTTTTGATATTCACCGCGAACGTTTTCAAATGCTTGGAACTCCCGTTGGTTCTTATGCCTATATTATCGGTAACAGAAGTCCACAAGAACAAGCACAGGTGTTCTATGATGCCACAAAAGATGTTGGCATAAATGCTGGTTGGTGGAATGACGTTGAAGATCAAAGACCAGAAACACGCCTCTCTGCTCCCATTGTTGATGCTTTCATGGCTGAGATTGAGGGATTAGGTATTGCCGAAGTTGATATTTATACTGGCGTATGGGCTTGGCAAAACATTATGGGTTCACAGGCACATAAGTATAATGATCGAAGGTTGTGGATTGCAAACTACGGTAGACTAGAGCCACAGATGCCGCGTGGAGGAACATGGGCAGACTGGTTCTTGTGGCAACACACAGAGCATGGTAGACTGCCGGGATATGATCGAAATCTTGATCTCAATAGATTTCGTGGTACTAATGAAGAATTTCAGAAATGGATTGGCGGAGTTGAAATTCCAGAACCGCCAGAGGAGGAGTTCGAAGTGTTTAGAGCAAAATGTATTGTAAATTCTTTACGAATAAGGAGAACGCCAGACACTACAGACTTGAGTAATGTTGTTGGTGGTCTTTCAAGAAATGATATTGTTGATGTTCTGGAAGTTTCAAGCGGTTGGTACAGAATAGGTGTTAACCGTTGGATTTCTGGTGATCCACAACACATGAAAAAGATCACAGAAGAAGAGGACATTTGGCGACCTGAGCCGAGTGACACTCCTTTGGAATATCTTTATTATCCTTGTGATGAGAGATGGTATGTTACTCAAATCTTTGGTGTAAACCCGAACTGGTATCCTCTGTCTGGTGGTCACAACGGAGTTGATTGGGGTATTCCTGTTGGTAATCCAATTTATGCCGCCGCTGATGGTGTTGTTATTGTATCAAGGGCAGAACGAACTGGTTACGGTAGACACATTCGTATTCAGCATTCTCACGGTATAACAATCTATGGTCATATGTCGAGAAATGATGTAGCCGTTGGCGATCGCGTCAAGGCAAAGCAGATTATTGGTTTGTCTGGTGGAGCAGTTACTGACCCTTACTCTGGAATGAGTACGGGACCGCACCTTCACTTTGAGTATCGTCTTGACAAGCCTGTTGTGCCTCCAGTCCCGGGAAGTCATCGTTACAATGCTATTGATCCTATGCCTCTTCTCAAGAGCCACGAAACAGAAGATGCTTTATTCCAAGCCAAGTGTATTGTGGGTTCATTGAGAATTAGAACACGACCGAGTACTGATCAGAACTCGTTGATTGTTGGCGGTCTTACAAATGGGCAGATTGTAAATGTTTTCGAGATCTCATCTAATGGTTGGTACAGGATTGGATTTGACAGATGGGTTTCAGGTTCGAGTCAACACATGAAACCTCTTGACGTTGAACTGCCAGAGGATAAGCCAGAACCGATTGACGAAATCCCAGAAGAAATACCGTCTGATCCTAAACTTAAGGTACAAATGGTAGGCGGTAGTTTAACGAAGCGACAAGAACCAAAACTTGATGCTCCAATTGCTGGATGGGCTGTCAACGGAAATGAGTATAAAGTTTATGAGGTTTCGGAGAACAATTGGTATTTGTTAGAGAATGGTTGGATTAGTGGTAACACTCAATGGACTAAGTTGATCGAGGGATAATGCCAAGACCAGACGTAAAATATAAAGGGCATTTTCTGTTTCACGAATGGACTTCGATAGGTCATCAAACTCCTTTTTTTGATACAAAGGCATTTGAGCGCGAAATGGATCGCGCCTTAAGAAAAGAGCTTATACGTGAGTCGGAAATTGTTCAGCGTGCTTTTGAGAGAACCGTTTCTACGTGGAACACAGAAGTAAACTTTTACATAGATTATAATATAAGACGTGATGATTTTGAGTTTACTGTCTGGACTGATAATGAAATTTACAGTTTTGTAAACGATGGGACATCTATCAGATTTGCTACTATGCCTCCAACTTACAGACCAAAATCACAGGTGCGAGTTATTGGGAGTAGGCAGGGTGGAGGCGATTATCTCTTTTTAAGTAAACACAATCCAAGACCGGGTATTCAAGCCCGTGAGTATGTTGACGAGATATTTGAAAGAAGAAAAGATTATTTTTATAACAATATGTACAGAATTGTGGACAGAATTTTCGATAGATACTGGAGACAAGGAGAAGGGAGAAGGCGATAATGCCTGAATTACCAGAAGATATACAGAAGAAATGGTACAACGTTACCAGAAGGATGCAGTCATTGGCAAAGTCAAATGGTCTTTCTGTGATAACAGCAAAGGTTCTTGTCAAATCAGACGGAACACCTATATCGTGGAACGTGGAAAGAAAAATACTAGAGCCACGTTCACTGCAAGAGAACTTATTGGCAATGTTTGAAGATGCAGAAAAGATGACTCCAGAAGAATTGAAATAAAACACTTGCATTAAAATAAACATTTGTGCTATAATCGAGAAGGAGAGTAAAAAATATGTCTTTGGTTGATGATATTGTAAAGAAAAGTAAGAGTAAACCAAACTCAAAAGCTGTTTTTGAGGCTTTTGGCGATCTTGTCTCTCGCGCTCTTGGGGGAAATATTGAAAAGAAAATTGAGAAGTTGCAAGAAAACGAAAACAATGGTATTCTTTTCACGAAAGATAAATCAACTGATCAGTTAAGATGGATGGGAATTTATTCCAGTAACTATCTTGATGATGATTACCCCGCCGATATTATCTCTGCGCAGGCTCACAAGGAATTCATTGAGCGTGCAGAGAAAGGCGAAGCACCTTATCCTGAACTGTGGCATGCACATACAGAGGGCACTAAATGGGGTACAACAGATTTTCTTGCTTTTGATGAGGACACTGGAGTTGCTTACGCCAGTGGACTTGTTGATAAGGGACATGAAAAAGAGGCTTATGCTCTCGCAAAGTATGGTAAAGGTAGGCTCGGATTATCTCATGGAATGGAAAGAAAAAGTTTACGAAGAGATGATCCAGATGATGATAGGGTTATTACGCAGTACAATAGTTACGAAATCTCGGACTTGCCGCTTCGGTGGGCGGCTAATGGAATGACTGCGTTATCTTTTTCCGAGACAACCACTAGTAAAAATACGGAGGATGGAATGGCAATTTCAGAACGTAAGAAGCAATATCTGACAGATGCCGGTCTATCTGAGGAACAGGTAGCGGAGCTTGAACAGCTTGGGAAAGAGCAAGCAGAGCTAAACGCTGAACGCCCTCGGAAAGAAAAACCGGAGGAAGATACTGCAAAAGGCGCAGAGGCGCAAGAAGAACAGCCCGCCAAAGAAAGTGAGACAGCCGAAGGCGAAGTTGGCGAGGAAAACGATACCGAGAAAGAAGGTAACGAGGCTGAACAAGAGGAACAAGAAGCAGTTACCCTTTCCAAAGAGGAAGCTCTTGCTGTGATCGCAAAAGGTTTTGAAGATTTCGGTGGTGCAGTTGCCGAGGTTCTTGAAAAGATCGACGCGCGACTCGCAAAAGTAGAGCAACTCGAAAAGGCGCGAGCCGAGAAGGAAAAGGAACAAATGCTTGCTCCCGCATACTCAGGTATTCTTGAAAAGATTAGCGCCATTGGCGCTAAAGAAACTGAGCTTGGCGACGAGGATGACCTCCTCAAAGACCGACCAGAAGAAACCGAGTTTGACGACAGTTCTATTAAGAGTGGACGGGACATTGTAGCCAATGCCATCGGCACTCTGTTCAAACAATAAGGAGACCTTTAAATGGATGAAAAGAGTTTAGACGCAATCCTGAAGGGTCAGGCGCAAGTAAACAAACAACTCACTGAGTTGCTGGAAAAGACTGCGGCTGTTCCTCCAGACGCGACACCCCTGCATGGACAGGGTGGGTTATGGGCTATTGAAGGGTTAGACCGCGAGATCATTAATGCTAAAATAGAGCCTTTTGGTCTTGGTGGTGTTTTACCCCTATTGCCCTCTGTTGACCAAAATCCGATCTTTGGTGCTCTGTTGGGTATCATGCGACAAGGTGATCGTATTCAAGAGCCTTGTGAAGATGCTCCCACGAGTTACGCAAAGGGCGGTTCTTTGACAGCCAAGTTTGGCTTGACAAGGATTGACACAAACACTATGGATTTACTCGATGTTGCAATGAAGAAACATCGTGGCGATTTTACTGACCTGATCTTGCGCGGCAAGCTGTTAGGTGACAACTTTACTCCCGGTAGCCTTCGGGCAATGTCGGATAGCGAGTTCTTCACCAACTTAGTCGTGGCAGAAATGATCATGGCTGGCATTACTGCACAACGAGAATTGTCACAAGATTTGTGGCAAGGCACTGTTGGTACAGGTGCTTTCCCCGGGCTTGATACCCTGATCAACACAGGTCACATTGATGCTTACACAGGCGCGGCATTACCTGCGCTGGACAGCTTGGTCGTAAACTTTGGTTACGAGCCAGTTGATGGCGTTGCACGCGATATTGTTGACCAGATGTATGCCATCGAGCATAATCTCTTCTTCAATGCCGAGCACATGGGCTTTGCCCCGACACAATGGACGATTGTAATGCGCCCCGAACTTTGGGACGAGTTAGTCCGCATTTGGGTTTGTCGAGCATTTGACAACCGCTGTCGAAACACCAGTGGTGAACACATGGTGCAGGTCAATGATGGGACCGCCCAAGAATTGACAATGCGGATGAAGAATGAACGCTACCTTGAACTCAACGGTCGCCGCTATGATGTTGTTCTCGACACAGGTATTCACTTGCGAGATTGGGACAACGATGGTGGCAACCTTGACGAAGGTGAGTTTGCTTCTTCAATCTACTTTGTGCCAATGAGCATCAATGGTGGTGGTTTCACCACAACCTATCGTGAGTACAAAGATTACTCCGCCGCAGAAAGTATGCTGTCTGCCCTACAGGGTAAGCAGTCATTCTGGAGCGATGGTGGAATGTACTCATGGGGTATTGAGGACACTAAATCATGGTGTGTGAAACTGGCGTTACGCTCCGAGCAACGCGTTATTCTGCGGACTCCGCAGTTAGCCGCAAAGCTCCAGCATGTCAAGTTCTCGCCGATGCTCCCCACACGTTCACCGTATCAGGATGATAAGTACTTCCTTGATGGTGGCGTGAGCTTGCGCCCCCGCGATACATACAATGCACACTGGCTGTAAGCAACACTAAAACTCAATAGAGAAAGTGGTGATTGGAAACAATCACCACTTTTCACTTTGACATGAAAGATTAAAATGGCATTAGAATATCAAAGTAGAATAGTAGATGTTGAATGGGATGTTGACCCCAACACTCTCAATCCTAACCCTTTCAATTTTAGACTTCATCAAAAACCCCAGAAAGACACGATGGATGATGTGTTCTCTGAGATTGGCAATATTGATGGAATAAAGGCAAGTAAAAAGACTCGCAACGTTATTGACGGACACATGCGAGTTGAGCTTTATAAAGAGAAACAGCAGAATATTCCACTTGTAATATGGCTTGATCTTGAGGATGAAGAAGAAGAGCGGCGTGCAATCCTGATGTTTGATCAGGTTGGGGATATGGCAAGAATAGACAAAAAGATTTTGGCTGATGCGATTAGTAAAACAGGAATACAAAATGAAATGGTAAAAGCTATGATCAAAAAACTTGCCGAAAGAAAGAAGATTGACATAAAAGATACTACAACAAAAATGGAAGCGTCAGTCAAAAGTCCTGACGAGGAAGTAGAAGAAACCAATATCATGTTTCAAGAACTGATTGACAAGTGGAGCGTGGAAGAACATTCTGTATGGGAAGTTGCCCCTGATTGCATTTTGATAAGAGGCGATTCAACTTCTTACACAGTCAAAGATTTAGTCAAAAGATATTCTCCGGATTGTCTAATGACTGATCCTCCTTATGGTATTGATGTTGTAGGTTCTGACAGAAAGATTGGACTCGCACAAGCCTTTGGTGATATCAAAGGTGATCTAAGTCCTTTTGACCCCAAGGATATTTTGGACTTTGGTTTACCAAGTATTGTGTGGGGAGCTAATCATTTTGCTGATCGTTTACCCGCTTCCCCTAAATGGTTAGTGTGGGATAAAAAAGGGGCTGACAACAAATCAAATGATTTCGCTGATGCGGAGATGGCATGGTGTTCAGAAAAGGGCGTGGTGCGTGTTTTTACGCATGTATGGCGTGGTGCGGCGCGGGCTAGCGAACGCGGGGTGCAACGCTTTCACCCAACACAAAAACCAGTTGAGGTTATGAAATGGTGCATAGAAGAACACCTTGTGGGATATGATAATATCTTGGATATGTACGCTGGCTCTGGCTCAACGGGTATTGCCGCTTATCTGCTGAATAGAAAATGTGTTCTTATTGAATATGATCCACGCTATGTTGCCGCGACTATCGAAAGATTTTACAATATCCAAAAACAAGTTAGAGAACCGAAGGTGATTCAATGAAAATACTTGTTACATCTTACTCTAAGACTTATTGGTGTCTTAAACCCTTTGCTTATTTATTTAATAAATATTGGGGAATGTCATCTGTTACAGTTCTTCACTATCCCAAAATTCCCTTTGAGCTTCCTGAGAATTTCAATCTTTTTAGTCCCTGCATAAGAGATTATCCAAAGAATAAATGGGCTGATGGTGTAATAAAATATTTAGAAAGTGTGGAGGAAGCCGCCATTGTTTTGTTACTTGAGGATTATTGGCTGACACGAAAAGTAAATCGTGATATGATTAATGTGTTATGTTCTGCCATCGAAACACATGACAATATTCTCAGGATTGATCTGACCGCTGATCGTCTTTATGCGGGTGGCATGAAAGACGCAGGCTATCTTGAATGGATTGATCTTGTGGAAGCGCCGGGCAGTCAATATGAAATGTCATTACAAGCTGGTGTTTGGCACAGAGAAAATCTTTTGAAAGTCTTAAATAATCTTGACAGAGAAAAACGTTCATCTTGGGATGTCGAGCTTGAAGGAACAATCATCGTAAACGCTGATCCAGAGCTTAAGGTTTATGGTACTCGGCAATATCCTGTAAGATACGAAAATGGTGTCAATGTTGGCGCAGGAGTAAACTATAAATTGCCAACAATGATAACAGAAGATAAAGAACACATAAAACAATGGTTGCCTTAAAAGGAGAGTTATGTTAACAAAACACACACAAGAATTACGAGATGCTTTTGGTTATCTTTCACAACTGGAAGTACAGTTACTCCAGATGTATGCCGAGATGTTACCAAAGGGCGCTGTTTGTGTAAACATTGGTGCAGGTGCAGGGACATCAGCTTTGGCTGTGTTGGAGAAAAGACCTGATCTAACTAAAACATTTTATACTGTTGATATTTCTGGTGGCGGTACTCCATTAGGAAGTCTTGAGGGTGAAAGAAATGCTTTTGATAAAGCAAAAATGCCTTATCCAAATCAAATACATTGTGACAGTAAAATTGTTGGCAAAGAGTGGGAGAGGGAAAAGATTGATTTCTTGATTGTTGATGGTGATCATAGCGAAGAAGGTATTCGTGGTGATATTGAAAGCTGGACTCCACACCTTAATTCAAATGCAATAATTTTCTTTCACGATTATGGTTCAGAAAATTGGAAAGATGTAAAAGATGTTGTTGACGAGCTTATGCTTGAAAACAAAAAATATAAACTTATGGATCAGGCAGATACTTATATCGTTTTCAAATATATTGAGTGATCTCAAGATCGGAGAAAAATGAAAGTCAAAATGATTCCTGGCGTTGGTCAGGAAGGAGATCGTACTACAGGGATAAGTCAGGTTGTTTTTAAGTATATTGAATACCTTAAAAAAATGGGGGTTGATTTTGTAACTGAGAATGCTGACGTGGTAGTTGGTCACGCTGGAGTAACTGGCAAGGAGTGTGACGTATCAGTTCTTCATGGTGTTTATTGGACTGCCGACTATCATGCCTCTAAGTCTGAGTATGCAACAAACGCCAGAATTGTGGACTCATTACGCTCCGCCAAAGTTATTACTGTCCCTTCAGATTGGGTGAAAAAGACTATCGAAAGAGATTTCAGAGTATCTCCTGTTGTTATCAATCATGGTATCGAGTGGGAAGAATGGCAAGAATATGCTGACAATAAAGGATATATTCTCTGGAATAAAAACAGGTTAGACAGGATTTGTGATCCTTTCGCCGTGCAAGAGTTAGCACAGATGTTTTTGGGAGAGAAGTTTATTTCAACTTTTGCTTTTGATGATGTTCCAAACAATATTGAGGTTATTGGAAAGCAATCTTTTGACAATATGAAAAAGATTGTCAAGAGTGCAAATGTTTATCTTTCTCTGGTCAAAGAAACTTTTGGTATTGGTACGCTAGAGGCAATGGCTTCGGGTGTTCCCGTTCTCGGTTGGGACTATGGTGGCAATCGTGATATTGTAACGCATGGCGTTGATGGTTACTTGGCAGAGCCAAACAATTACAAAGACCTAGAGAATGGTTTGATCTACTGCCTTAAGCACAGAAAGGTTTTAGGTGAAAATGCAAGAGAAAATTCCCGCAAATGGAAATGGGAGAACGCGGTCAAGAAGTTATATAAGGTTCTGGAGATTGCCAGTAAGCCCATCGAAAGAAAGGTGTCTGTTGTCATTCCCACATACAACTATGCCGACAAATTACCCCGCGCACTCGAAAGTATGTGCAAGCAGTCACTCACCCCACATGAAATTGTTGTTGTAGATGATGGCTCAAAAGATAATCCTGAGTCTGTCGTAAAACAATTTGCACAAAAGTATGATCACATTGATATAAAGTTTGTCAGGCAAGAAAACTCAGGTGTTGCAGTTGCTCGAAATACAGGAGTAAAGAATAGCACAGGACATTATATCTCGTGCCTTGACCCCGATGATGCTGTCGAAGAATATTTCTTAGAAGCGTGTGTTGATGCTTTGGAAAAGAACAGGGATAAATATATTGCTTATACTCGTTTGCGTTGGATAAAGCCTGATGGGAGCAAGGGTGTATCAGAGTGGCCGAGTGAATACAACTTCGACAAACAACTTAGAAAACAAAATCAAGTCCCCACATGCAATGTGGCAAGACGAGAAGCATGGACGAGAACGGGTGGTCAAAGGCAGAGGTATTGTCCGTTTGGCGCTGGTTCTGAGGATGCGGAGTTGTGGTTACGCGCAGGTGCTTATGGTATGGGTGGGATGCTCGCAAGCGATAAGCCAATGTTTGTTTACTCGTGGCTTTCAGGAATTGTGTCAGGGAATAAGGATTATCAAGAGGTAGATTGGACTAGCCTTCATCCCTTTATCAAAGATGAGGTTCATCCTTTTGCTAGTTGTGCTACACCAATCAATAGGATTTCTCATCCGGTAACACAATATGATGATGCTGTTGTAAGTATTGTTATACCTGTATCAGAGCGCCACAGAAATAAAGTTATCGAAGCATTGGACAGTGTGGAAAGTCAGCATTTTAGAAAATGGGAGATTGTCGTTGTAGACGATACTGTTTCTGGTATTGATGATTTTATAAAAACAGCATATCCATTTGTTACTTGGGTAAAGGGTAAAAGAAAAGGTGCGGGTAGTGCCAGAAACTTAGGCGTTGAGAACGCAAGTACGAATACTATTTTGTTCCTTGACGCTGATGATGTCTTTTCAGAAATGACAGCATTAGAGAAGATTATCAAAAAGCATTTTGATACTGGCGACATTGTTTACACAGATTATATTATCAAGACCAAAGAAGAAAGTGAGGAAGATGCAAAGAATAAGTACGGTAATCGTTTAGAAAGATATGTTGACAAAACCAAATCAGCTTTTGCAAGAGCCAAATCTTTTGATTATAATTGTGAAAAAGCACAAGACGATCTTGACTTCAATTGGTGTATGATCTCATGTCTTATCCCCAAGCATATTCATAATGAAATTGGTGGTTTTGACGAGAGCCTTGAAATATTAGAGGATATAGACTATTATAAAAGAATAGCCCAACATGGCTTTTGCTTTACCAGAATTGACGAACCTCTTTTTATCATAGATAGAACAAGTGTTTTATCAGATGAGAAAACAGAGGAAAATATTGGGAAGTTTTGGAACAAAATTAAGACTAAACTGAAAGGAATAAAGAGCATGGCATGTAGAGGCTGTGGAACAAGAACAGGAATTAGTAAGGAGTTACGAGATATGTATAACGCTTCACATCGAAGAGTTTTAGCAAAGAAAAACAATGATCAGTTCAATGATGATGATTTCATTCGCTGTGTTTACACGACACCAAAGAACGGTGATCATAGTTTGATTGGTGGTGCAACAAAGATTAACTATGGCTACAGGTCTAGAGGTGATAAGTTGTTGGTGCATCGTGATGATATCAAGGCTATGCCAGGACTCTTTGAACCCACTCATGAACCCGCAAGAAAGAAGTCAGAAGATGCTGTAAGAGAAACTCCTCCAGAACCAATAAGTGTAAGAGAAAGTCCAGAGAAGAAACGCATGGAGGAGGGGTTGACGGTAGAAAAACTTCTGGAGTTTGGTGCTACCCGAAACACCGATGGTGTTCTCAAGGAACTCAATGGATTAGGCATTGATGTTGTTGGCAAAATACCAACATTGACTGTTGATCAATTGAAAGAAATAAATGGCATTGGTGAAACCACAGCACGGAAGTTGAAAGACAACGCTATGAAATACATCAATACTGGAGAGTAAATTGTCAATACCTGTTTTGATATTGTCCTCTTTTGCAGTTGTAAAGTTTATGATGATATTCATGTCACTTGAGATACCTCTCTGGTGTATGAATAAAATCAAAGAAACAGAGAGTGACAAAGAACGGATGTTCTTAGCAAAGATGGGAATGTTTTTCGATTGCCCTGTCTGTACATCTATGTTTTCTGCGGTGATTGTTTTTGTGCTTGACATTGTTGGTCTTGGTTTTGTAAATTTAATACTAGGATTATCTGTAATTGGTGTTATAATAAATAAAAGGCTCATAAAAGATAGTCGCAATTAGGGTTAACAGGAGACTTATATGGCAAAACTAAATATTGAACGCGGAAGTTTGAGCACAAGCATTTATCTGTTTATCATAGACCTGACCGGACAAGGGAGAACGGGTGGCGGACAACACACGCAGGATTGAATTATTGGAGGCGAAATGACATTTATACCGATTGCAGATGAAGTTGAGATCAAGGGTAGTCTACCCGCAGG